ATTTTAGTGATTATGTTCCCGATACCACTCCAGTGCGTTCTAAGATTGGTGGCGAGGATGTGGTGTCAAAGTTCACTAAGGGATCAGTCATGTTTACGGACAATAAAGGTCGTCATATTCCCATAGAAGGTGTATATGTTTACACATGGGAGAACTCCATGGCGGGAATGTGTGGGTGGCCTCTAATTCGACCTTGTGGAAACAGTTTTGTCATTGCTTCTATTCATGGTGGAGCGATTCAATCAAATAAGGAATGTTTTGCTCCACACATCACTCAATCGCGATTATTATCTGCACGAGATGAATTGAACAAGAAATCACAATTGATGGTGATTAATTGCGCAGCTCGCTTTATGCCTCAGACAGAACCTCCCATACCCCAATCGGCATTTGTTTACGAGCGGTTGCAGGGTTTGGAATATTATGGGAAAACCAAAGGCCCTGTTCTGTCAAAGGCAAAATCGCATTTGAAGCCTACTTTTCTTGTTAACTCCCAAGCAATCCTTGAGTTTGAGGAAATTGTTGAAGATCATCCGCAAACCATTTACTGCCCACCTATGATGCAGAAGACTGTTCGTGATGGTGAGTATTTTTCACCGGTTAATTATGGGTTGCGGAAGATGACACAACAGAGAGGTTTCATTTCACGAGACGTCATTAGACGAGTTGCTGATGTCCAGTTTGAGCACATTCTGAAAGGTCTAAATGGCAAGGGAATCTCCTATCTCCAACCACTATCTTTGGATGTCGCTATCAATGGCGTTGATTATGACTCATTTTTGAGGAGAATTGATGCAATGAAAGCGGCAGGACATGGCAAACCAGGAAAGAAAGATTCTTACATTCCCATTGTGGCCAATATAGATGGCACAATTGTTCGTGAACCCGTCTCTAGTGTAAAGAGGGAGATTTTGGATACACTCAAGGAATACATGGAAGACCGTTGCAGTGGTGTTGTCTACACTGCGAGCTTGAAGGATGAGCCACGCCCTAAGGATCGAGCATTGTCAGGAAACACCCGCTTGTTTTACGTCTCACCATTGACTTCTCTAATTATGGCACGGATGTATTTAGCTCCTTTGTACACGCTGATGGTACAATACTCAGGTGTCTTCAACACAGCCATTGGCATTGACATGCATAGAGACGGACACATCATCTGGAAACAACTGAGTGACTTCTCGCAGAATTGGATGGAAGGAGATTATTCGAAATATGATCTTGTTATGCCATTTGAGGTCAAGTGGTGTACTGCTACTGTTATTGAGCGTCTATTACGTGTATTGGGCTATAATGAAGATGCCTTGAAAGTGGTCCGAGGAATTTTGAGTGATGAAATGTTTCCTATGGTTGAACTGATGAAAGATTTGTTTTGCCTCCCTGGAATCCAATGTTCAGGTGCATATGCTACTGCTGAGAAAAATTCGATGGACGGCATTTTGTTGTTGATGATTTTTTGGTATTCTAATCCAGCATTGATGAACAAACATTTCTATGATCATGTTTTCCCGATGGTGTATGGTGATGACGTTATTGCAGCTATCGACGAAGATGCTTCAATCTCAGATGAATTCAACAATTTGACTTATGCTTATTTTTGTCATGAAGTTTACAAGATGGACTACACTCCAGCTGCCAAGAAAGGAGAGTTATCAAAATTCATGACGCCCGACACTGCATCATTTTTGAAGAGGACAAAGAGAGATCATCCAGTATTGAACAGACCCGTTTTGGCGTTATCAATGGACTCGATTCACAAGACACTTCGATGGTATATTCCATCTAGTGTTGCTACTCCGAACATGCA